CTTGCTTTTGTCGGTTACGTAAAACGTAACAACAAAAATGGCGTCTATTACATGTGTTTCTAGGTCCCTACTTCGTATTAACGGCACTAACTTTGGAATGTTGAAATATATACGCCTTGTTCCCACCAACTCTATTATGTATATCAATGTACTTGAACGATGCCTAGATATCCATTATAAGGATAAGAAGTCCTTTGATACCCTGCAATTTCCAACAAATACGGCACGAGATTTGGCGGTTAGTGCCGTTACGGACTCGTTTGTGGAGCCGAAGCAGCATCCCGTCGTTAAGGACTATCCGTTTGAGTATTAAGTGCGGTGTGCCCTGCGCGTCTTCCGTGTTTTGCGCGCTTTGCGATTCTTGCGGGACTGGGGTTTGCCAAACATACGATTTACCATTGCCGTCGCATTTTTGTAATACTGCACGTTTGCCGCATTATCAGGAAACTTCAATGTCTTCCTACCCAAAGAAGACGCTGTCCTTATCATCGTAGGCTTGGCTCCGCGACGTAATAGTACACTTTTTACCGCCTTGAACATGGCACTACCATTTTCGGGTGTATTATAACGTAACAAAAGCTCCTCCGCAATTTGGACAGGGGTTTTCCGGGCTAATTTGCGATCTAATGTTGCACCGCTTGGTGTCTCCAGGTCGGTACCAAATTTCATAGTTTCCTCCACCATCTCAGGCATACCCGTTAACACAGCCAAGTGGAGGGGATTCATTCCTTGGTACTCGCTTCCATCCTGAGGGTGGATATATGTGCTTAAAAATTGCCTGAGACCTGGGTAGCCCAGTTTCTCAACATTGTTTCTCAACTTATACATATTGCTCTGGGCGACTTGTAATTCAGCAACGGTTCCGTTCGCAATAATATCCATGATCTGTTTCATCGCCACCATCGGGGCACTTGACGCATTGGACATGCTTATCTCTAAATAGTTATAATAAAATATTCAACTGAAGCACTAATAGTACATCGGTTGTAGAAATTTGTTAGATTTTATAAGGGTATAGAATGGAATGGCGTTGTATCAGTCCAAATAGATGAGACCAATAGTGCTTTCTCTTTGACCTGTGCTAATGTAAAGTCTTTTTTGAAGATGTTACATGCTCCGCAACACGGCTTAACATTATCTAGAGTATATTTACGTCTAGAATTATCTACTCTATCAAGTCCAACTCCTTTCTTACTAGTAAATCCACAAAGGTAGCATGGTTTCTTGATAAGGATATACCATTCTTCCTTTGTAATATGAAATGGTAGTTTTCTCGTTTCTTCTGAATGTTTCTTATAGTTAGCCCAACTGTTTGATGTAGTATTTATATAATATTGTTTCCATTTTTTATAAAAGTCTGCCGACGGAATATTAAACCCGCTGATAATCTTACAAAGTTCGATGAAGAATAGTGGGTGATATACATATTTCATCATATTACATGTTTCACAACAAGGCACACAATTGTCTTTTTCATATCCTTTGCGATTATCCAGACGATCTATACCATTTATTTCATCATCTTTGAAATATTGGCAATAATGACATTGAGATAATACAAGTTGTTTAAAATCATCAAACTGAAGTCCTATTGTATAATTGCGAATCTTAGCACTCCTTATGTAATCTTTGTAATATTGCGGAATATTCCGAAATCGTTCATTTCTAAAGTTTCTTACTCTTCCCAATCTTTTCATATCCTGTGATACATTATATTGATTACAAGATTTACATATTTTACTAGGCTTATTATATCTTGTTTTGAACTGTTCATAATCTTTTCCACAGTTTATGCATAATTGCTTTGTTACAGTAGGTATATGTTCTAAAGCATTATGTAATTCAACACGCTCTTGGCGAACTTTTTTTTCTTTTGTATAAGACTTTTCTCTACATTTATCACAAGTTGTATAATCATCTTTACATATGGTAAAGCATCCTCTATCTATATCACAGTAACGAATACCTTTCTCCTTCTCTTCATCACGGTATGTATCTCTGCTGTGTTTCTTACAATATTTATCACCTGTAGTTTTGAATTTACATCCTTCATGACCACACTCTGTAGTCTTTTTACATATGCACTTTTTACAATCATCGCAGGATCCTTTAGTTGTAATAATAGCATCACAACCACGAAAGAAGAATCGACAGGGAATTTTACCATCTTTTAGTAATTGTTCGTGTTGAAAGTTACGCTGATGCCGACCACAGTATCCGTTATCAGATGGTGGAAATTGGCACGAAAGTCCCTTCCTGGAACCCTCTAAGACTATAGCTTTACATGTCTCCATTTATTAAATGCTGACATAAGAAAATTTAGTTTTATTCAAATTTTTTGTCCTACTGTATTTTCCAAAAAAACCAGAAAATAAAAAATTTTGTACTGTAAATACAGTACGTTTAGTTGCTGTAAGCAAGTCCGCCCATACCGGACATAATGCGGAGCACGTTGTAGTTGACGGCGTAGATGCGGACCTGCGCGGTGTTGTACGTGTTGACCGTGTTGTTGGACAGGGTGAGCAGCAGCGTCGCGTTATCAATACGCGAGAAGTTGCAGCTGCCGGACGGCTGGTGCTCCTCGGGCTTGAGCGCGAACGAGTACACGTTGATGCCCACGGCGGGGATGTTCGTGTGGTGCTGGTAAGGCTGGACCAAGTTGAAGTACTTGCCCTCGCGCTCCGAGAAACGATCGTGACCGTTGAGCTGGATCTTGGCGACAACCGTCGGGTTGTAGCCCGCCATGCCCTCCACGCGGGTGACGGAGTAGCCGGACTCCAGCACCGACCGGTCCCACCAGTCGGAGTAGTTGAACGGCTGCTGACCTTTCCAGGGGTTGACAACCGTGGGGTCGCAAGAGACGAAGCTGTCGCGCTGGACAACCCACACCAGCTCCTTCGTGGGGTGGTTGAAGTTCATCTTGATCTTGTTCGCCGACGACGTGACGGACTCGCCGCCCGTGAACTGCAGCTGCTCGATCAGGTACTCGTGCGAGACCTGGGCAAAGCGGCGGCGCTCGTCCGTGTCCAGGTAGATGTAGTCAACGTACAGCGACGCCGACACCAGGCCAGCCGCCGCCACGCGCTGCTGAATCGGGTACGAGGTGTTCTGGACAGACGCACCGCTGACCGTGGAGGTCGCGTAGTCCCACTCGAGCTGGTTGAGGGGGTTGAACTCGAGCCAGATCTTGACCTCGTGGTACTGGAGCGCAATGAGCGGCAGCGCCAGACCAGGGTTGCGGTTGAACCAGAACTGGAAGGGCACGTACAGCGTGTACTCCGGCGCGCAGTTGCGCACCTCCTGGGACGCGTGGGGCTCACCCGTGCCGCAGTAGTTGTCGCAGCCCTCACCGCCCTGGACAAGCAGGTTCGTCAGCTGGGGCACGTTGCCCACCATCTCGGCATAGCCCGCCTGGAGACCCGGCTGCTGCGTCAGCTCGTTCCAGATCTGGAGCCAGTCGCCGTAGTGCTTGTCAATCTGCTGACCGCCGATCTCGACGTAGACATTGTTGATGAGGTTGTGTCCAACCCAGTTGAGCCAGCGGAACTGCGCACCCGAGCCGTCCGACGCCTGGAGCGTGACCTGGGGTAGCGTGCACTGGAGGTAGACGCGGTGGATCAGATCGCCGTTGCGGCTGATCGTGCACTGCACCTTCTTGCCGAAGTTCGCCGAGCCGTTGAACGTCTGCTCAATCGACTCCATGGCGAAGTTCGTGTGGCGACGGTAGACCACCTTGAAGAAGGTAATCTGCGGGTTGCCTGTTAGGTAGATATCCTGCGCGCCGTAGGCGACGAGCTGCATTAGACCACCGGATCCCATTGTTGTTTATACCTGAGCCCGAGAAAATAATTTTGGGCTCCGGGAGGTTTTTTGCCAAGGATTCCGACATCCTGACATGGGCTAAGAAGTGCTACGGTCTAAACCCTGATTTTTGCTTTTCTTAGTATAAGTGGTACCATGTCTCAACCCTTATCGTTAGACAACCTATTGAAGCCAATGGGTGAACACGAGTCCGCGGCACCCCGAATACCTAAAACACTTGAACCTGCAAAAACATTAGAATCATTCCATACACAACAAATTCAAAAGATTCGCGAAGAGAAAAATAATCTTCCAAAACTACGTTCAGAACTTGTGGCAAAAAAAGAAAAACTTGCCGCCGTTGAACGCCAGTTTCTAGAGCCAAGTGCGCTAACCAACGCAAATGACGTATTAGTCCTGGCTTCCAGACAAAAGATAGAAGAGGAGGTGGCGGCTTTGGAAACGGCGATTCAAAAACTAGAAGATGGTACTGCTGAAGCCGATTACTTTTTACGCGTTGGTGATATCCTTTTTTCCTATAGTGATGCACAGGAGCGAATTGCCGGCGGTGAAAAACCTATTGAGGCTGTGACAAAGGGTAAAATGCCGGCAAACAGTGTTTATTCGTATTTTAATGCCGAAGTCGACGATAAATCGATGAAAACGAACGATCTTGTCCCCGAAGTGCGAAAAGCGTCTGCGATTACCAACACAATTGGATTTAAGCGCGATAAGGCGCTGGAGTCGTATTTGACGGCGCTTAATCCTACCGCTATTCAACACGAAAATAGTATTGCTTCGTCTATTACGGAGAATTTTGGAAATTGTGCTATTTGTGAATCTGAAATGTTATTTAATGAAACCTTTTTGGACTGCCCTCAGTGCGGATACCGTGACTATGTCCTGGTTGATTCCGAGAAGCCGTCTTATAAAGACCCGCCGCGCGAAATGTCGTACTACGCCTATAAGAAAATTAATCACTTGAACGAATGGTTGGCGCAATTCCAAGCAAAAGAAACTACTGAAATATCGCCTGCCATTCTGGACCAAATCAAACAGGAACTCCGCAAGGAACGTATTACCGACATGAGCAAACTCAAGCCTTCCAAGTTGAAGGATGTAATTAAAAAGTTAAAGTTAAATCGTTGCTACGACCACGTAGCCCATATTTTGAATCGGCTTAACGGTATTTCGGCACCAGTACTGTCGCGTGAAGTCGAGGAAAAGCTTCGGTATATGTTTAAGGAAATCCAATTTAGTTTCGTGAAACATTGCCCTAAGAAGCGCTCCAACTTCTTATCATATTCGTTCGTACTGTATAAATTCTGTGAACTGCTTGAATTGGATGATTATTTGCCGTGTTTTCCATTGCTCAAAAGCCGCGAGAAGTTATATATGCAAGATAAGATCTGGCAGAAGATTTGCGAGGATATGGGTTGGGAATTTATTCGAACTGTTTAAGAATATTTGTATATAATTTATTGAATTCGTGGTTATAGATTGTTAAATACACTTCATGAAATTTAGTAGGATACTTTTTCGCCTCTGCTATTGCAATGGCGTGCGCCTTTCTACTTGCTTCACTACATACAGGTATTAAAATACTAATATCCGTATGTACTAATCGGTTTACATTCATTCGCGGATCCCTAGAGATTCGTAATAACTTTTCGCGTCAGTTTGAACGGATGATGGCTGGGACTGGGACTGGGTTTGAGGGGCTTTTGGTGGCTCGGTTAAAAACATATTGCTGACCCCGCTAATGGGTAGAATAGCACCGTAACCTAGTGTGTCAATAATATACGAAAAAAGGGCTTTGTTTTCGTAGTTCGACTCAAAGATAATCGTAGGATAATTGTTTTGTTTAATAGTCTGGGTGGCACCTTTGAGAACATTTAACTCATTATCCTCTACATCCATCTTGATAAATGTGATATTTTGGAAATTATACGAATCCAAGGTTCGTACTTCCACCTGCTCTTGGGCTAATACCGGATCGGCAAAAGGTTGTAGCGACGACCCCCCACCATCGTGACTACGAATATTTAATGTCATTGTGCCCACCTGCGTTTTTGCACCTAACGCTACATTATGTGCCGTTACGTTTTTTGCATTAGACAAGGCAATTGAACCGCATAGCGCATAATACGTCATCTTCTGAGGCTCAAAACTATGAACATTGGCGGCGTGACTTGCTAATGCAATAGAATAAGTTCCGGTATGCGCGCCAATATCTAAAATTGTCCCCTGTTTACAAAACTGCTTACACCACTGAATAAGACCCTTTTCAAAGAGTCCGTGCTGAATATAGTACGGTAGATTATTTGCAGGAAGAATATATGACGCCTTAGAGTTTAAAAATAAAAGTTGATTATTTTCCTCGTTTGCCACATCATCGTCCGAATGTTTCGTAAGAATAAAATACGGCGTAGACATTCTCTATGAGTAGGTCTAAATCTTACTCTAAATAGAGACCTATCCCGAATGCCCATCTACGTCGGATTTGATATGGGTATCCGCAATCTAGCGTACTGTGTTATTGAGCACGGACTTTCTGGTGAATGGTCTGTGGTTGCGTGGGATAACGTAGATTTGCTTGAAGGGGGTGAGACTGCCCAAACTGCCAAATCGTGCGCCGGTTGCGGAGGTGGCGCAAAGTGGATCAATACAGTGGATTCTACCAAATGGTGTAAAGCGTGTGCAAGCGGCATTCGTGTCAAGAAATCGGCGATATCAAAGCCGTCACTGCCCTGTTTACCGTGCGATATGGGGGCAAAGGAACTCAAGGCGCTTGCTACGGGGCGAGGCGTAGATACGAAGAAGATGAAGAAGCCCGATCTTGTGGCATGGGCGCAGAAGATGTACCTTGTACCCTGGAAAGCAGTCAAGACAATGTCGGTTAGTTTAGATACGATTCGTAAAGCCATGAATACCTGGCTAACATCAGTACTTTCATCAATGGCTCGGGCTGAATTGATTCGGCTCGAGAACCAACCGGCAATGAAAAATCCTACTATGAAATCGGTACAAATTATGCTATATACACTACTAGCACATCGTTTGGAAACGGAGTATTTTTGGACCGGTAATATTGACTTTGTCCATGCCGGCGTCAAGTCGCGCGCCGTAGATTACACCGATATTAGCGGAGCTTCAGGAGAATACAAAGCGCGTAAAGACGGCGCTGAAGTCGATGTTGCTGCGTTATTGGCAGCGGGTGGGGAAAAGGCTTCTGTATGGGCTAAGTACTTTGCGGGACGGACGAAGAAATCCGATTTAGCCGATGCCTTTTTGATGGCTTATCGGCAGTAGGCTGACGCCAACAAACGTAAATAAGTGTATAATTCATAGCATGTTCAATTTATAATTGAATATGTTTTGCTATTTGCGTTTGGGAATCTAAAACGAAGGCGGAGGAGGTAAAAGAAGGAAACAATGAACGGTCCTACAATTCATATATCCGACGGCGGGTCGTTCCCCGAAATCTCGGCAAGCCAGGATATGGGTCGGTCGCTTGACATTAACCAAAATGATTTTGATCTGAATCTCCTCGGCAATCAGCGCAAGATTGCAGGTTCTATGGGTCGTCCGGCATCTCCGGCTGCAGAAATAAAGGCGGTGGATGATATTGAATTTGTCAGCCTTGACGATACAAATGTAACATTTGATGTGAAGCCATCGGGTGGTGGTGATAATATCCGTATTATGCGCGATACTGCTCCTTCGGCACCTATGGGTAGCGGTGGTGCCGAGCCATTCCGCCTTGGCAGTTCTGTATCATCGGCTCCCACTGTTTCATCAGCGCCTGCTGTTACTACTTCCAGCACGACCACAACTTCTACCGCCGCACCGGCTGCAAAGTCGTGGTTCTCCAGCATTCCTGGTCTGGGTGGTGCAACGGCAACAAATGGAACTGCCAACGCCGCCGCTGCCGCCCCTGCTGCTGCCGGTTTCCGCAGCTGGTTTAGCGGTAGCGGTAGCGGTAGCGGTAGCGACTCTGCGGCGGCAGCACCTGCAATTGCCGCAACACCCGCTGTATACCTGACTCCCGAACAAGAAGCAGGGAAGAAGTCTGAGGGCTTGACCATTTTGGAGCGTATGGACCGCAAGGGTATTAGCGGCACTAAGATGTCCATGAGCAATACGCTTGATGAGATTAACTCCGAGGTGGCGCGCCGTAAGGATTCCAAGGGTCTCGAGGCATCACTGCGCTTCCAGCGCTCGATGCTTACAACGGTCACCAGCGGTATGGAGTTTCTTAACAGTCGCTATGATCCCCTTGGACTCCATCTGGACGGCTGGTCCGAGCAGGTGAACGAGAACATTGAGGACTACGACGAGATTTTCGAGGAGCTGTACGACAAGTACAAGGATAAGAGCAAGGTGGCACCTGAGGTCCGCCTAATTTTGTCGCTCGGGTTGTCCGCCGGTATGTGCCACGTCACCAATACGATGTTCAAGTCACGTATGCCTGGTATGGATGATATTCTCCGCAATAACCCGAATTTGGCGCGTGAATTTGCCCAGGCGGCGGCAAAGGAGTCGGTTGGTCCTGGCTTTGCGAATTTTATGTCGCTAGGACGCCCTGGCGGTGGTAGCGGAGGCGGAGGTGGAGGCGGAGGCGGTGGTGCCGGCGGTGGACCACAGCAACGCGCACCGCCGCCGATGGAGGAGATGAATGAGCCCGAAGGAGTACAGAGCGGTGGTTTTATGGGTATGATGGGTGGTATGATGCCTGGTCTCGGCGCGGCAATGCCCTCCATCCCGTCCGCCGGTCCCCCTCAGGCAAAGACAGTTCGCCGTGAAATGCGCGGTCCTACCGGTGTAGATGATATCCTCCAGCAGCTACACGAGGGTGGACGTCGTGAGGCGGAGGAGACAAACTCTATTGGAAGTGCCTATACGACAGAGACAATGCGTCGCGCCGGACTCAACCGTCGCTCGCGTAAGACCACAACCACGCAGCCGACAGGCAGCGAACTGACGCTCAACGTCTAAAAAATTGAAACATATGCCTAGCGATTTTTGTGTGTTTAACACATACAATGCAGGATAATTTCCTTTCATCTATCTATGGCAACGCGTCTATGCTTCCGCTCAACAAAGAATATGATGATATCACAAAGTCGTTTCGTGAATCTATGGGCTCTGAGAATATTTGTGTAAGTGCCATATACAAAATTGAAAATCCTTTACTGGAATGTCGGTTTAATGAGCTGGCTACGTCTATTACGGCAGCTAGAAATAGTAAACCCGAGGTTGTCAACGTCTTTCATGGAACGACGCTGAAAGCCGCTGCCAATATTGTCAACACAGGCTTTGACCCTACTTATAGCAATTGTGCTGCGTACGGAAAGGGCACCTACGCTAGCCCATCTGCTAGGACGGCTGTGATATACTGTAAGGATGTAAAACAGCAGAGTGATTTCTCTATGATCTTTCGGTGCCGATTTCTCAAGGGAAAACATGGCTTTGCCAGTATTAGTAATACGATTGATACAGATGTAATAGATTACTGTGGTAGCGGTGATATTCTTGTAACACCTTACGCCGATGGAATCATTCCTGACTACCTAATCTGCTACTACCAGTGGGATAAGTAAGTTTCAAAAAAATTGACAATAGGGACGGAGTCCAGCTTTTTCACAAGTGTGATGGCGTGTACGATCTGCTTTGACAAATTCACCGCATCTTTGCGAAAATCTACAACCTGTGCGTACTGTGAGGCATCGGTGTGCCGTATATGCTTACAACAGTATCTCCTTGTAGACACTGCAACAGAGGCAAACTGTCCTTCATGTCGTAAAAGTTGGGACCGTGATTTCCTCAACGACAATCTGACGGCATCGTTCCGCAACGGTCCGTTCAAGAAACACCGAGAGAAAGTTCTGATGGACCGAGAGCGCGCTCGCTTTCCAGACACGCAGAACTATGCTATTGTTTATAAAAATGCCAAAGAGCGCTATGATAGTGTGTGTCAAGAAGCGGAAGCGATCAGGCTAACTATGAAGAAGGCGTGTAAAGATGAACGAAAGGCGATGAATATGGCGGCAAGGGCATACAATGAACTGCTACAAACTGTGCGTAAGGAACTTATGCCGAATCCAGTTCCCCCAGGATTTGTATATCATACCTGGTACAATCAAGTCACGCCTCAAGTAGTGGCGAATCCAGAGATACAATCATCTTACGCGTTGTACACTCAAGCCGATAAGGTCCTTAATGATAAGATGGCACCTTACCTACAGCGTCTCCGTCCAATAGAACAAATGATGTACGATTACCGCCACGCTATTAACACATATGGTCTTGCCCGCGGCGTTGCTGGCGCAGTCTTAACGGATGAGCAAAAGGCGCCCCGTGCCGTGTTTCACCAGAAGTGCCCTGCCGAAGACTGCGAGGGTTTTCTATCAACCCAGTGGAAGTGCGGTCTGTGTAACGGCAAGTTCTGTAAGGACTGTCACGAATCAAAGGCGGACGACCATGAGTGTAATCCAGACCTAGCCGCCTCGGTAAAGGCAATCAAAAAGGAGGCGAAGCCTTGTCCTAAGTGTGCGTCGCAAATCAGCAAAATTGACGGATGCGACCAGATGTGGTGTACGCAGTGCCACACTGCCTTCAGCTGGAACACAGGACGGATTGAAACGCATGTTGTTCACAATCCGCACTACTTTCAATGGATGCGTGAAAACGGTGGCATTATGCCGCGCGCCCCAGGTGACAATCCAGACCCAAACGCGGCGTGTGGTGGCATCAACCGTCTGATTACACGCCTGCGGGCAATTAGTCCTAAGGTAGCAAACATTGAAGGCTACACAGAGTTTGTCAATCATATGCTTGAGAATATCCGTGCGTTTCAACACTACACCCAGGTTGACATTCAAAAATACCAGGATATTCTTAACGCAGATACGCAGGAGAACGATCGTCGTGTGCTACGTGTAAAGCGTATGCTGAACGAAATTACGGATGATGACTGGAAGACGACTCTTCAGCGAAAGGAAAAGGAACAACTCAGGACGCAGGCACGTCGGCAACTTCTAGATATGTATGCGACCGCAGGTATGGAGATTATTGGACAGGTATTTAATGAGGACTATGATGCAAAGTCCATTTGTAAGCAGCTCAGTGCACTTTACAAATTTACGGATAAGTCCAATTCAAAAATCGCCAAGGCGTACAGCTGTACACGTCTCAAGATTGTTATGCGCACCAATACTATCAATGTTCAATTCACTCAATATGATTGAAGCGGTTGAAAATCACTCCTTGGGGATATCAGGTTTTTTTGGTTCTGCCTGCATAGTCTTCGCCTTGCTCAATGTAAAAAACTTTTTAGCATTCTCTTCATATGTTTTCTTCTCTTTTTCTATATCTTGCCCGCACCATGACGGAATCAAACAATAAGGGCTATGTTCATTTGCAATAACCCAAACAACAAAGAAGAATAAGATAGTAACCCAGAAAGCTGCTGCTATATTACGCGTTGCGATAAAGACAACTGTAAAAAAGAGAGCCGGTCGTAACCACGGTGCCGCCAAAAACTCCTCCTGTTTCTTTGTCAGCTCTAATGCAAGAAAACGACCTCCTAAGTTGAGCAATAACATAAAGCATCCAATTATGTAAGGATTTGTATTGACAAATACAATCGCCTGCGAAAGGGGGTCTAGCACACCGCCATAACCTTGAAATGGTTGACCTGTATTATTATTTGGGCTCGGATGCGGAGATAGTGTTGGCGGTATATTTACAGGCTGTGGAGGCGAAGGCATATTCGATGAAATATTTAATGGTCCTGACGGACCAAGGGGAGCCATTCCACCCATTGTAGGTGCCGGTAAATAAGGATTTACCGATGTTGTAGGTAGGGTTGGCGGCGGCGGCGGGTGCGGACCTGGTTGTCCTATATAACAACTACCACCCATAGTCGGCGGTGCGGTCGGTGGAGGCAAGTACGGATTTATCGACGTTGTAGGTAGTGCCGGTGCGGGAAACGGGTGAGGTCCTGGTTGTCCCGTAAGACACGAACTTACCGGAGTTAACCAACCGCCGGCTTTCTTTTGACGTCGTGGCATCGTATATCCTTATGGTGGAGTACCATTTTTATGAATCGGGAGAGCCTGTATTTCTTACAATGGGTAAGATGCTAGTAGATTTACGTCAGCGATCCAGAAAAATACAATAACAAGTAGTACTGATGCTAGGAGTTGGTGCTTTTGTGCTATATAGGCTAATGCTAGACCCGCGGCAAAGCGTGCGGCAGGATGAAGTGCGGCATTATGAAATCCAAAACTATAGTGCCTATCGAAATCCAACGAGAAGTATATTAGGAATACGGTAAGTGCTATTGCTACAATAGTACCGTAATCCATCCGGGAATCTTCTTACTAAGTGACGGGTTTAATCTTGAATGGGGAATGTGCTTACATCCTTCTCCTGAATTGCCAGCGGCTGCTCTTTGAGCACCTTCTCAACAAACCATTTCTTCGAATTCGTGACCCAGTCAACGGTATTTGAAGCGTTAAGGAATCCCTCTGGGCTGCGTGCCTCCGCCGACCATATTGACAGTAGGAAGAAGAAGAGCGCGAATGTTCCAGCATAGAATCCGCCCCAATAGCTACCCATTGCGGCAAGGGCAATAAGGAAAAATCCTACTGGCTGAATGACGTAAAAACGGATCTGGTGAGGAATACGGTTTGCGACGGCGCCTAGGAAAACAATAACAATAACGGCTATCCACTTGCCGGCAATGGGTGGGTGCCAAATGGGACCTGATGGGTGGAAACCGGGACCTGGTGGCGGGTTCATACTTTTTGTAATGGGCTCACATAGTTATTCATTAAAGTCGCCGGATTGATATCGGTCCTGAGAACTGCTGGTTGGACATAGAAGGTATCTCCGATCGCCTTCATAAATCGCAATCCATTTGCTACGTTCTTGCTTGTATATGTTAATAGGGTTCTATGCGCTGCGACTGCGTCGGCATTTGTAGGATCTTTAGGGAGTGACACATTTACAGTATCGGGAGTGGCAATTTCTAGTGGATTCGGTGGATTTTGAAAGTTTTCTGTCGATTTATAATAGCGGTTTGAGTATTTTATTCTATCCATCCAGGCGTAAACGGTTAGTACAAGCGCCGCTGTAAATAGACCAATTGATATTAATTGCGTTGCGTGCATCCTTATCTTGGAATAGGAACTTTATGTAGTCCCGCCAGGACGCAAGCGGAAATCAATAAAATAAATAGACATCCCACAGTTGGTACGTAGTATTGTCGTTTATTTTGGTGATTTCCGCAAGCGGAAATCAATAAAATAAATAGACATCCCACGTTAGGGAGAGCAGATGTGCTCATTAGAAGAAGCTTTTACATCATTTACGGACACGTCCCGGAATGAAGATCAGGGCTTAGCAAATGGTTCTTCGTCACTATTTGCTTTAGATTCGGATAAGAAGCGTCGTAAAAAGCGTCGTGCCCCTTTACCGCCGCCCGAGCCCCAAGTGATTGAACCCGATCGCCCTGCCCATCGTAAACTACCTCCAGGTGAATTACTTGGCGGAGCACCTTCCAGCAATTCTCAAGACGGCAGCCAATCCGAAATGCTCAACGCTTTTGAAACTGCCGATTACTTCCCACATCCAGCAAAGGATGTTGTAGATAAGAATGTATATCAACTCGAACCCGATTGGGCAACTGCCTTTAATGATACTTCCACTCCCGATTGGATTAAGAATCGTATGCCTCATCGCGAGAATGAAGCCCCGCTTATTCCATCTCCCTGGCTTGATGGACAATCGACACTCTGGCAAAAGATTGGTAAAAGCGAGCAAACTCAAGCGAATCTGAAAGGTGCCGAAGTTGCTGCTGAAAGCCGCCTTGACGACCTTCAACGAAAGCTAGATTCGATGTTTCATAAACTGGAGCAGATGGAAGTCTCGAAATCGGAATCCAATCTGCTTGAAATACTACTCTTTGTCCTTGGCGGCATCTTCTTAATCCTCATATTGGACATCTTAGTAAAGCAGGGTACACAAGCCTCTATGATTATTGCTGCCGCAGGAGGAGGTCAGTTATACAAACGATACATGCCGTTCCGACAACTGTCCCGGTAAACGTGGTACACCTGCGCCCGCACCTGCCGTTGCCGACATAACTAACGATCGTGACATTGGTTGTATCGTAGGAGTCGTATGAATAATTTCCGCCTCAGGCTTGAACTCCACAGTCTTTTTAAGGGGTGTCTTCCGTTTAACGACCTCGGGCATATGGGCGCTTGCAGTCGGAATCGTTGGTTTTGGTGTCGGAATATTATAACTCGTAGCAACACCTCGAACAGCATTTAGAACCTGACTCAACGGACTTTCATGCTTGCGATACATCTCATCGTGCGATTTCCAACTTACAAATAATAAATTCGGATGCGTGTATTCTACGGTATAACCTATATTCCGTAGATTCCAAACAATATATAAGATAGCATCACCAATATCAAATCGCGGAGTTCCTGGAATAAATTCGGGTACTACATACCATAAGGACTTCGTATTACCGGGAACACGCGCAACCGCTTTAATCTTATTGTAAATTTGCTGTAAAACCATATTATAAATACGTATTCGTGTACTATCCCGCTTGGCTTCTTCCGTATATAAGGAAGACGGCACAAGCATTGGCGGAACCAACGACCCTGACGACATCTTGATGTTATATGCGTAATTATTTTGAATTTCATTCCGCCGGCGCCGATAGATGCTTTATCCTAAGCGCCTGGTCTTCACTGGCGGTGGCACACGATGCCTTGTGTTTGTAGAGGCTCTTATTGTACTAGAAGCCGCAGGAGTTCTTGAACATGTAGAAGAATACTGGGGAACATCCGCCGGCGCCTTTATAGCAACACTTATGGCGCTTGCAAATTCGGTCGAAGTAGTACGCAAGTGTATGTATGAAACGGAATATATAAAATTTCGTGATATTGATGTCAATAATCTATTAAACATCAATAAGTCGTGGGGTCTTGATAATGGAGAATCACTTATGACCGAAATAAAACGTATAATGGATCTTGTAAAACCTGGCTCATCTGCTTATACAATGTCCGATATACCTGGTCTTACAATTATCATCGCGAATCTCAGCACGCACGACATTGTTCTATGTTCCGCAAAAACCCATCCTACCCTTAAAGTTATCGAAGCAATACGCGCAAGTATGAGTCTACCTATATTTTTCCGACCTTATAACCATATTGAAACTGGACATATATGGGTCGATGGCGCAGTGGGTGCGAATTTTCCCTGGAATTTATTACCATCCGAATTGGACCGTTACGAATCACTAGGATTCACATTTGAACACGGAGTTGTAAAAACTCCTACAACCTTATCCGAGTATGTATTTTCTATGATCCATTTCGAAGGACCGAAGAAAATAGCGTATTTGAAGAAACGTTATCCAAAAAATATAATATGGTTTCCTAATTTACCGTTTCCTGCGTGGTTTATGCGGCTTCAGCCTGCCGATTTTGAAATGCTTATCTCAATTGGCACAAGTGTCGCAAACCAATGGCTTACTGCGAATTCCGCTGAGCATTCATGTTCACCGTATCCTCAAGAAACGAACGGAAGCTTGCCGTCTTACGGGGACCGCTGTAATCCTTCACAAGCTTACCCTCAGCATCATATAAGACAAACGTTGGGTAACCCGAAATCTTCAGACCCTGAACCGCCTCGGGATTCTTCTCCGCCTCAATCGCATTACACTCGACTTTACGACCGCCGATGGTCATGGTAGATCCAAGCTTCTCAAATTCAGGCTTGGCGTGGTGGCAGTGGGGGCACCAATCCACATAGTACATATTGAACTTCCAAGCATTGCTTCCCGTCGGCTGCGCATCCTCGAATCCCTCGTGTGTAGGCTTGCTACGTGCCCATAGAACAATAAGAGCAAGTCCAACAGCAACTAAAAGAATAGAAACATACGTTGATTGGGAAAGTTTAAAGAGGGACGCCATTATTTACATAAGGAGTAGAAAATGCTTTCACGAGGTGGAGTCTTGACGCAGTATCTCGTAAAACCCGACGGCGATGAAACTTGGTCAGTTGAGGATTGGAGTCGTGCTATGACTCTTGAGGCACGCTGGTCGGCACTTAATGTATCAGAGGATGATCGGCGCCGTTATATTCCCTGTGCTGTGCTTATCGCAAAATTTCCGGGGATAGTTTATCCTGATGCTGTTATGAAACGTTTGAGTGAATTAGCGGTGGAAAATTGAATCTGATTTTGTAAATCAATAAATGTTTACAATGTCGACTGGAAATGGCGAATTTGATAAAAAGTTCTTTGATGACGCGTCGGCAGCCTGGATGACAAACAAGAAGAAACTAGCTGATTGTACGTATGTATATAAGTGTACTTATACACATGCGAACGGTAAGGTGTGTGATAAGGCGGTCACAATTCAAACCACAATGCACTGTTGGGCACATCGCGGCTCTATAAAGAAGAAGGAACTATGATTATAAGAATCCGCCGGTAGCAAAGTACTTCCGCGTGCGCGATCGGTCGAGGGTTTTTCGCTTGAGCGTCTTTTTTGCGCGGCACGTCTTCACCTTCGTAGTCTTGATTTTACCGCAACCGCTGGCGAACGCATTTAACTCAGTACAGAGTCCATCAAAGCTGTCGTGTGGGACGTTCTCTTTGAGCTCTTGGCACATCGCTTTTTCGGCACGATATAGCCATTCTGTGACCGCCTTTCTACCGCACGCAAGCTTCGGCACGTGAGGGACCGCCTTGAGCCACGCCTTTTTCCAAACAGGAAAAGGAAGAATATGGGGAAGAGACTCCCACCATAGTTTGAGTTTTGGTAAGCGCTCTTCAGTTGACATTGTATTCCAACGGTTACGTAGTTCGGGGGTTGCTAAGCTGGGCGGTGCGCCTGGTATAGGCGTACTTGTCATATCACTACAAGGGGTTGTATACGCAACGGAGTATAGAAAGTCCCAGCCGATCATTGCCTGCTGCGTACACGATTGACGCATCCACTTTTCGTAACGCTGTTTCACGTTGTGCCACGACGGATCCTTACCACTAATCAACTTCTGCTCGCGAAGTTTGCCATTTACGCGATTATGAATACGATACAGCCAGTATGCAAACTCTTTTGTATCCGTGGGAATGGGGTCGCTTGTGTAATACTCCGTAAGGGACGCGCGGCAGAACTTACACGGTAGCACGTACGGCAGAGTCTGAAAAAATTGAAGAAGATAGCGTTTATTTAGAGTAGGAGCAGCAAACGCAACTAAGTGTAGTAGCCGCCAGCCGCTCGGTCCCCAAAAGCGGGTATCCATCCTTACTTTCATGTGCGAAAATTTCTACGATAAATACTATCATAATTCGCCGTTTCAACTCTATCTTGATACATCTCAAGTGCCATGCTCAGGCATAGGCGTGTTTACACGTGAAACGATTCCTGCCGGCATACGCATTGATGAATATACCGGTGAGGTACTTTCATCAAAACGTGCTAGTTCGTATGCGCTTGAAGTGCGCGACGATTGCTTTATTGACGCTCGTGAGTTTCCGCGCTGTTATATGGCAATGCTCAATGACTGCTCCTATATTGCTCGGCGGGTCATTCGGCGTAAAAAGCGTTGGGTAAATATTACACCTGACGCTTATTACGATTTGTATGGACGGCGTCTTGTTGTCAATTGTGAGTTTGTGGTGGACGAAGCGGCAGGACGTGCCTATATTCACTCGCTTGTAGATATACCTGCCGGTGCCGAACTCTTTATTTCCTACGGTCCGGATTATTGGGCGTGCCATTAATTATGAACCTGATGATCTTTTTGTCTCTCAGCAAGAATAGCACGAATTTCTTCAAGCTCGTGAGCGTTTACTTCAATAAGTGCCTTTGGTGCCTCTTGGCTTGTTGTAGGCTCTACCGGCTTATCCTCTACCGGCTTGATTTCTACCGGCTTCTGCTCTGCAGGGGCAGCAGGGGCAGGTGGCTTCATTTGTTCCACCATAAACTTTTTGAGATCCTCTAACTGCTTCATCACATCTGCAGTGGATGGCGGGGGTGGAGGAGGTGCGTGTGCCGCCTTTGCCGCCAAACACGCCTCGCACTTACACCCTTCAGGAAGTGCCGGTGTGGGTATTTTTGGTTTAACAAGCGGAGGACCTGGATTTCTAACAAAATTAGATGTTAATGTGTCAGGAATTAGTACATTTTTGTCTGCGTTATCTGTATCATTGCCTAGGTCATCATATGTATCATCTGTTGTTGTATTCGTGTGAATAGGTGTGTTGTACTGCGTTGGTGTGCGTACCGGTGTATTTGTTAATTGTATGCCTCCGTCCAGTACAACATCGTCAGACAATGTAGGCGTGGGTGCAATGGTTACACGTGAGTCCTTCTTGAGTATCGACTTGGGCGTTGACGTAACAACTAGAGCGGTTGGAGCCTTTGGTATATCGGCACTTTCTAAATCAGCTGTGTTGGCTGACTCGCTGGATTGATTGAAAGCGGTTCCTGCCGTATCAAGTAAATCCTGTGCTGATTTTGGTAGTATTGATTTTGGATCGTGTACAAAACTCTTCACCGAATCAGGCACCGGCAATGCATCTACAAGTTTTGTAATTTGTGCAGATCGTCCCTTTATGGCTGTAACCATAGAACCCATTCTGCCTAGTACCGTTGTCTTTGCTGCCGCATCTGCAGCGGCGGCGGCTGCTAGTTCTTCCTTTGTTCTTGGTCTGCCGTCTGCTATTCCTGGCGGGGTCTTGACACCCAGCGCGCCCAGGAAATTTAACGCGCCACTGCGCCGCATGGCATTTGTTCCCATAACTGCACCCATCAGACCTACCAAACCCAGCGATACCGCGCCTAGGATTATGCCTAGGGAGGAATTATCCGCAGCCGCGGCGGCTACTATTGGAACGGTCGCATTCAAGGAAGGGGACACACTTGCATTTGCGAATAAATTGGGTGCTGGGGTGCCGGAGAGACTCATAGTACTTAAAGAGGAGTATGAAAAACTGCCTGAAACGGAGATAGACATAGATAGAGTGGGAATGGTTGATAAAGAGTTTGAAATAGTATTGGTAACTGATATTGATGGGCTCGCAGTTTTACCTGGCGATGGAGAGACGGTATTACTTGTTGTTTGAGTGTTGCTTATAGAGGACGAGAACGATGATATAGCGGTAGATGACACCGTATTAGATTGTGTTTGTATTTTGCTAGATGAACTGGATATTGTGCCGCTTAATGATACACTTGACGCAGGAGTATTTGATGTCGTTTGTGATATAGTGGATGTAAATGACTGTGAAGCACTTATGGATACACTTGACACAGGAGTATTTGAGCTTGTTTGCGTTGTGGTAATTGTAGTACTTACTGATACACTTGACGCAGGAGTATTTGATGTCGTTTGTGTTATAGTAGATGTAAATGACTGTGAAGCACTTACGGATACAGTTGACGCAGGAGTATTTGAGGTCGTTTGTGTTATAGTAGATGTAAATGATTGCGAGGAACTCTTTGATAAACTTATAGAACTACTTGCCGACAACGAGGGGTCGGTAGTTCTGCTTACCGATAGTGATGCGGATGCAGATGAACTTGCCGTCTGAGTTCCAGATACCGAATTGCCTACCCTGCTTACAGATACAGATGAAGTCGCAGTTCCAACTTGTGTGGCTAAAACTGATGGGCTACTTGATATACTTATGCTTCCAGATTCTGTCATTGACGCCTCTCTAGAAATACTTTGGCTAACTGTCACACTTCGACTACCAGTTACCGATGAACTCACAGTTCCAGATAGTGTTTCGCTGACAGATGAGCTACTGGAAGCATCAGTTGATATAGATATTGATGTTGAAAGTGAAGAACTGATAGATTCTGTAGGCTGGAGTGTGGCGCTCAAGCTAGATGTCTGAGATAAACTACTAGAAGATGATGGATTCATAGACACAGATGCTGAAATTGTTATAGACATAGTCGCAGACTCCGAAGATGAGGCAGTCGATGATATGCTTGTAGTCTGGGATGCCACGGTTGTGGCAGATACACTTGTGCTTTGAGATGCTTGAGCTGTTATACTAGGGCTAGATGATGTGGTTGCTAATATAGTAGAACTGGGACTTAGAGACATAGACGAGGTTGGCGAACTAGAAAGCACGGATCCTGCTCCAACTGTAATAAATGAAATATTCGTAGATTGTAACCAATTTGTAACTGTTACAGGGTCTGTTTCCCCCTCCGTATAGAACGTCCCCGTAGATTCAGGCGTTAAAGCGTTCCAGAAATATGGAGTTAAACCTGAATCGTCTACAACAATATCTATAATTCCAGGTGTTGCATTATAGAACGCTAAAACATACTCTACATCTCCACTCAGAACGTACGATGATATTGGATAAAGATCGGTAAATGTCACAATCTGTTGCGGGTATGTTGGAAAACTACCTGGAGATGTGACTGAAAACGTATTTGATGCTAATATAGTTCCACCTGGAAAACTTCCTCCAGCCACATCCATAAGGGCAATTGTAAACGTAGCCGTTCCCGCTGCCAACGGCATATACTGGAATGAAACCCGATTAATTCCCATATTTACATAAGGATATGGCGTCAAGACGTTGATAGCCAGTATGGCTGTATTAATTGAATCTTGACAGCATCCTGTAAGACCTTGAAACCACGGAAGATATGGAGTTATTGTCGGTGTTACACTAGCAGATGCTGTTTTTGAAGCCGAAAAACTTGGCGAAGGCAACCTTGATGTAGTTACCGATGGAGACGCTGCTCTAGATCCTGATACAGATACCGATCCTGATCTACTATTTGTTACTGAACCGGATAACGATGAAGAAGCGGCTCTAGTTCCTGATACAGATGCTGATTCCGATCGACTAATTGTGACTGATGCGGATTCGGATCGACTATTTGTTTTAGAAAGTGATGCCGACCTTGAAGTCGTTGCGGATAGCGATGGACTTTTCGTATCTGTCGGATCCACTGATGCGGATGCCGATAGACTTCGGCTCACACTTGGTGTTTGTGTATCCGATGGCTCTATGGATGCGGAGGCAGTTTCTGACGGCGTCAAACTTGGAGATACCGGACTCATTGTCACCGACGGCGTGATTGACGGTGTAGGAAAAAATATCGTATACGACAGAAAGAATGCAGACCCTCCTGATGCGATATTGATCATATTTGCACCGGTCATGCCACCACCACTATCAAAGAACTCTATCTGCCAAATATTAGTTTGTTGTATTGTGCCAACCGCAGATGAGGAAAAATCCATATAATACCACTGATTCTTGGTTGATGCTCCGCCACACGAGTTTGTGCCACACGGCGAATTGTACCACGTCTGTCCTGCTGCCGCAACT